CAACGTAAACATTACGGCAAACGCTACAATCGCTGCTGGGCAAAACGGCTTCTCAGTAGGCCCAATAACAACAGCAAACGGCGTATCGGTAACGGTTGCAGCAGGCCAAGAATGGGTGGTTATCTAAATGAGTACCATAACAGCAGGAAATACAGTAACTACAGCTATTACGATTACTGGTGATACCACTGGTAATTTAGCGCTTACGCCACATACAGGCAGAAACGTAGTTTTAGGTGGTCCACTCCAGTTTGCTGATGGAACTACAGCAAATACGGCATCTTCATCAAATATCACTAGTGCAGGTAATGTAACTATTACAGCCTCTGGTGGAATTATTTTTGCTAACGCAACTACTGGTGCATTAAACATACCAACAGGTAATACTGCTCAAAGACCAGCAAGCCCTGCTTTAGGCGCTACTCGTTGGAATACGACCACACAAAAACTAGAGGTTTTTACAGGTGGCACAAGCCTTTGGGTTAATGTAGTTTCTCAGGCAACTACTTATACGGTAACTTACTTATCTGTTGCTGGCGGTGGTGGAGGTGGAACTTCTGTGCCTGGCGTAAATAGCGGATCAGGTGGTGGTGGTGGTGGATTTTTAACAGGCACATTTACTGCAGCTACAGGAATCGTATACACAGCTACTGTTGGTGCTGGTGGATCAGCTAATTCTACAAATGGTGCCAATAGCTCTATTTCAGGATCAGGAATAAGTACTGTAACTTCTATTGGCGGTGGTGCTGGTGCGACTGGTTCAGGAAATAACGGATCTAGCGGTGGATCAGGTGGTGGTGCAATCGGCTCTACTGGTGGAACTGTTTTTACTGGCGGTGCGGCAACTTCAGGACAAGGGAATGTTGGTGCAAATGCTGGAACTTTTCAGGGTGGTGCTGGCGGTGGTGCTGGTGCGGCTGGAGTTCAAGGAAACAACAATGGTGGAAATGGTTCAGCTTCATCCATTACTGGTTCATCTGTAACTTACGCTGGTGGTGGTGCATCCAATACTGGAACTGGTGGAACTGGCGGTGGAGGCAATGGCTCTGCGCCTGGAACTGGAACTGCTAATACTGGCGGCGGCGGTGGAGGATTTAGTAGTTCAGGTTCTGGTGGCTCAGGAATTGTTATTTTATCCATCCCCACTGCTCAATACACAGGCACAACAACAGGTTCTCCTGTAGTTACAACATCAGGAAGCAACACTATATTGACCTACAATTCAAGCGGTACATACACAGGCTAACAAAGGAGATTCTAATGGGCCATTTTGCAAAAGTAGTAGACGGTAAAGTAACGCAAGTTATCGTAGCCGAAAAAGAGTTTTTTGATACATTCGTAGACAGCTCGCCAGGTCAATGGCTGCGCACATCTTATAACATGCGTGGTGGCGTTCATTACGAACCAAACAGCGATACGCCAAGACCTGACCAATCACAGGCGCTGCGTAAAAACTATGCTGGTATCGGTTATTCGTATGATGCCCAACGTGATGCGTTTATTCCACCACAGCCATTCCCAAGCTGGGTATTGGATGAGCAAACTTGTTTATGGAACGCTCCAACACCAATGCCAGCAGACGGTAAGGTTTATGTTTGGGATGAAGCAACGGTATCTTGGAAAGAAGTAGTAACAGCTTAAGGTAAATCATGACAGCTATAGTTGGCGGTTCTTCTGGTATTACATTTCCGACTTGGGATACAGCGGGAAGACCTGCCACGCCTGAAGTTGGAACAATGGGTTGGAACACTGACTTAGTTTCAATGGAAGTATATGACGGCACCGAATGGGGCGCAGTTGGTGGAGGCGGTGGAGCTAGTGCAGATGGAGCTATTTACATCAATACTCAGACTATTACTGCCAACTATACCTTTACTGCTAATACAAGCGGAGTCAGCGCTGGGCCTATATCTTTAGCAAATGCAGTAGTAACTATGCCAGTCGGCAGCAGATGGGTGGTTTTATGAGTTCAATTGTTATATTCGGAGATACTTCTGGCTCTATTACTATTGATACGCCAGCGGTAGCAGGTACGAATACTCTGACTTTGCCAGCTTCTACTGGTACTGTGGCTTTAACTGGTGCTGCCGTTACAAGATCGCAACTTCCTGCAGGTTCTGTATTACAAGTGGTTCAATCAGTTAAAACGGATACTTTTGCAACTAGCCCTGGCGCTCTTTGGACTGATGTTTCTGGTCTTTCTGCTTCCATTACGCCAACAAGCGCAACTAGCAGAATTTTAATTTCTGTTGATATGAAAGCCGCTGGACAAGGAGGAACATCGGTAGTTCGTTCTCGTTTATTAAGAAATTCAACTGCTGTTTATGTTGGAGATGCTGCTGGTAATAGACCGCAATCAATGGGTCAATTTTATATTGGAGATAGGCCTGATAATATTTATTATTTAGCGCAAATTGGAGGTACTTTTTTAGATTCTCCAGCAACAACATCTTCAATAACATACAAAATGCAAATTGGCGCTGATAGTAATATTATTATTGTTTATGTAAACAGAACCCAAGACGATAGAAATACTACATACTTTGATTCTCGTTGTGTATCTTCAATTACTTTAATGGAGATTGCAGCATGATAGATTTTGTTAAAGCAATAAGCTCTCTACATCCTAATGCAGTTTGGGAGTTAAATGGTGATAATTATTCTGGCCTTGTATGGAAATCACAAGATATACAAAAACCAACAGAAGAAGAATTAATTGCCGAATGTCATCGACTTAAAGCGGAATATGATGCGAAAGAGTATCAACGCAAAAGAGCCGCTGAATACCCTTCTTTTGCAGATCAATTTGACACCATATTCCATGATGGATTAGACGCATGGAAAGCGCAAATTCAAGCTGTCAAAGATAAATACCCAAAGGTTAAATAATGCCAGTATTAATTAACGCATCCAACACAAGCGGTCTGACGTTTAGCTCAGATACCTCTGGAAGTATTGCATTCCAAAGCAATGGCTCTAATGTTGCAACAATTCAACCTGCTGGATTTTCGTATCCCGGCGCTGTTATTCAAGTTGTGCAAGCTATTTACGCAACTCAAGTAACTACAACTAGCACAAGTTATGTAACCACAGGATTGTCTGCATCAATTACTCCAAAGTTTGCCACAAGCAGAATATTAATTACTGTAAGTAATGTAGGAAGAGCCGCAAGTTCAGGTGATTGTAATTGGACAGTATTTAGAGGAACTGTAGCAGGAACAAATTTAGCCAGTTCAGGTTACTTTATTTATGGAACGGCAACTGCTGGCTCTACCACTGTTGTTATGCCATTTAGCATTAATTATTTAGATAGCCCAGCCACAACTTCAGCAACAACTTATACATTAGGGTTTAAAAGTTCAGGAGTATCAGTAAACAGTCAACACGCTGATTCTACGGCAACTATTACTTTAATGGAGGTAGCAGCATAATGGCTATTATTCTTAACGCAGATACTGGTATTAATGCTGTCTCAGCAACCCAAGGCTTTCAACTGCCACAAGGAACTATTGCAGAGCGCCCAGCTAATGCAACGGCTGGAACTATTCGTTACAACACAAGTAACAATGTTACTGAGGTTTATAGTGGGATAGCTTGGGTATCGATTACATCTCAATCATACACAGTTAGTTATCTTGTTGTTGCTGGCGGTGGCAGTGGAGGAACTGGCGATGGCTCTGGAGGCGGTGGAGCTGGAGGATTTCTAACTGGAACAGCTACATTATCTGGCGGAACATCATACACAATTACGATTGGTGCTGGTGGAAGCGGAAGTAATTATTCAAGTTCGGTATCGGGAAACTCTAGCAGCTTTTCTACAGTTGCCTCTGCGGTTGGTGGCGGTGGTGGTAGTGGCTCTCAATATTCACCATTGTCAGGCGGCTCTGGCGGCGGTGGAAGGAGAGATGGATCGACTGGTGGAGCATCTGGAACAGCTGGGCAAGGCAGTGCTGGCGGGAATGGTTTTCAAAGCCCCGGTGCAGGTGCAGGTGGCGGTGGTGGTGGTGCTGGTGGTGCTGGAGGAAATGCTTCTTCAGATGCTGGAGCTGCTGGTGGTATAGGATTAGCATCGTCAATATCAGGTGCATCTGTTTTTTATGCTGGCGGCGGTGGTGGCGGATCTGAAGGTGGTTCTGCTGGTTCTGGAGGCTCTGGCGGTGGCGGTGCTGGAAGCGGAGTAAGCACTGGTACAAACGGAACTGCAAATACGGGTGGCGGTGGTGGTGGTGCTGGTTCTGGTGCCTTAGCTGGCGGTAATGGTGGTTCAGGAATTGTCATTATTTCCTACACAGGTTCTCAGCGTGGCACGGGCGGAACAGTTACTTCTAGCGGTGGTAATACTATCCATACATTTACATCATCTGGTACTTACACGGCTTAAGGAAAAATAATGCCTTCAATTATTAATGCCGATAATGGCGTAATCTCAGGAATAACAGGAATTCGCACATCTGCGGATAACACAGGTAACCTTTCGCTTCAAGCCAATGGAGTAACCCTTTTAACTGTAAACACAAATAACACAGTCGTACTAGGTAATACACTTATATTTGCTGATGGCACAACCGCAAACACAGCCGCTTCTGGCGGTGGCGGTTTAACTTGGCAAGCAGTCGTAACATCAAACACCACGGTTTCTTCGGGTAATGCATATGCAGTT